TAGCCAGAATAAAGTTTATTAGCTATGTATCCAGAGTCTCTAAATCTTTTTAAAATGTAACCTATAGTTGTAAGTTTGTTAGCCATCTATAGCTAATTAGTGAACTTATTTTACAAGTCCAGAGATAATGTACTGTAAGTCAGTAGTATAGAACTTGAAGATTTTAAGCTGAGAATTATAAGCAACGTTAATCTTATCTTCGTTAAAACTAAACAAAAGAATATTTTGAATATTGAGTGGGCAATGCTCTTTAATTTCTTCGCCCTGAAATTCTGAAGAAACAGTTGTAACAATTTCGTTCGTATTTGCTTTTTGATCATCTCCAATACGAGCTACTACTTCTTTATTGTCTGTGGAAAAATAAATCTTTTCTGCATCAGGAACAATTGAATTGTATTTGATTAATTCTGATAATTTTTGCTTTGTTATAGAAAATGTAGTGTCAAAATTGAGCTTAAGAAGTTTTTCTTCGCTTATAGACTTTTTGTTGACGATGTAGCTTTCGTCCAATAGGTGATATTTGAATGAAAGGTTTTTGTTGCTATATTTGATAAAGTTGCTGCTTATTTCGAGTTCAATGAGTGCTTCTTCAATTCCAGAAAACAATCTTAAAAATGTTTTGCAATCTGGAATAATACAGCTTGATAAAGTTCCTTTTGTGATATTACAAGAAGCTTGTGCAAGTAAAATTACAGAATTATCTGCTGAAGATACCATTGTCTTTGCTACAGTTTTGTCGTTATTTTCAGAAAATGTGACAACAATGTTTTCTGACAATTTGGAGCTCGGACTTAGTAAATTATTTACAAATCCGTCTTTTGGTAATTTTAACTTCATTTAGAACTCGGAGGTTTTTTGCTTCTACGTTTTTTTATATTGACGTCTGACTTTTCTAAGACTGCACAAATTCTTTCTAAGCTTATTGCAATACGTTCCATAACATCATCTCCACTCAAATTAGGAAGAACTGGATAAGATGTTGTTGACACTTTTCCTACTGTTAGTACAGGCTCAGTTTTTAGAGGAATGGATGAGTGTTCTGGAATGTTAGTTGTATGAGTTGGTAAAGAAGGACTAGTGTTTTGCAAAGAGGGTTGTACATCTTCGCTGATAGGATATGCAGCTTCAGCTTCGCGCTGTAAAAGCTGCATGAGTCTAGCTTCTTCACTTCGTCTTTGTTGTATTTGCTGAGTAGAGTTTTGAGCTAAAAATTGTTTAGGATCAATCTTTACGAATTGTGGTGTAGACCCAGAATCAGTACGAGCACTCTGCTGTGCTTTCAATAGCTCAGATCCGAAAATCTGAGCTATTTGAGCGGCAGCAATGTTTTCGTCGTTAAACATTTTAGTGAAGATCTCTTCCTGGATTGATCACACTAACTGCAACACTTTCATGAATGCTTTCGTAGTGATTAACAATGACAAGATAATCTTTGATACGTTTATCCAAATCAACATCAAGCTTTTCTGCAACTCTGCGAACCATGTCTTCTACAAAGACTGGGTTTTCGTACATAAGCTCAGTTTGATAGGCTTCGTCGACTCTCTTAAGAGCATTAACCATTGGAGCAGAAGCACTTTTCTCGACCGCCTCCACCAGTTCTTCGAACCAGAAGATGTCGTTGTTAGCTTTGTTGTTCTTCTCGAGTTCAACTGTAACATCGGCATACGACTGTTGATTGTGTGCTCCATAATCGCTGATCTCCTTTGAGCAAGGACACAAAGAAGCATAGAGCACGTTTGCACTCAAGTAATAGCGCTTCTCTCCATTGATTAAACGTCCTTCATATGCTCCTTTGTAAGACATATGAGACTTAATTTTAGAAACTGGGGCCTCCTTAAGCATGAAATAATCAACCTTAATTTTGACATAAGCATTTTGAGACTTAAGCCTTTCTTTACACTCGTCAAGAATAATTGAAACAAGTTCATCAATTTTATGAGTTTTGTTTGCAATAGCTTCTTCAACAAGAATACGATAGCGACTCATGTTCGTTCCCTTAACTTCAGGAGTCAAATCAGTATAGAGACTAATGACAGCTTTAGTTGGGTTCACAGTACCGTCTCTCTTAACAATTTCCATCGGTACGATGATGTTACGGGAGCCAACTTTGGGAATGTACAGTTTAGGAAAACCGTCAACTGTGTTTTGAATATCAGGGATATCAGCGTTTGTTTTGATTCTAGGCATAAATTTATTATACAATAAGATTAGAGATCAGCAAGCAATTTTTTCAATGCTTCGTCAGTCGTTTCGTCTGTTTCGTTAATATCCTCATTGGAAGATTCAACAACCTTTTCCACTACTACGGCTGGCTTCGAAGCTGGTGCAGAGCTTTTAACTTCTGTGTAGGTTTGGGTATCATTATCTTCTTCTACAGAGCCTGTCGTAAGATTAAAAAAGTGTTCGTCAAGCAAACGTTGCATTTCTGCATGGGTCGTCTGTTTGTTTACAGCTTTTAGATCGTGTATGCTTTCATAAATTTCTTGCAACTTGCTCTCATCAATATCGAGCTTGGAAGGAGCAAGAAACTTTGAAGAAGCATAGGTGACCATTTTTTGATTACCTCTGTTGCTGCCAGTGCGGCTTTCACATTTAATGCGTAGAGTAGAGCCACCAACTACATCAAATACATTCTCTACTCCAAACTCAGAAGCATCATCCCCTTCTAGGGCTGACTCAATAATTTTAGCAAGTTCCTTACCATAGCGAAGAATTTTAACCTTGCCTTCGTTTTCAGGATTTTCTGGATCAGAAACTACATACACGTTAACCATCCAAGCTTCTTTACGTGACAGAATACGAGCTGCGTCCTTTTCTGATTCAGTGCCTGTACGGTACGTTTTTAAATAGTAAGCGTCAATAGGACAAGTGTCACCAAAAGTAGTTGGACAAAGAGCTGTCACATACTTGCCTGTAGCGTTGGAATTCCAGCCATGGTTGTAGTAATGAAAGATTGTGTCTTTAGGAGAGTTAGAATTAGGTACTAGACGGACTTGATAAGTGTTGCCAGCAGAAAATTTCAAGATTTCTTTATATAGTCCATTGCCACCCTCTTTCTTTTCAGAAGAGAGCGATTGCTTAATTGCTTCAAACATTGATTTAGTATTAATAGTGCTCATAATTTGATAATATCATAAAGTATTTTTTCCATTCGTCAACTGATTTTCGACAAAAATTTCTAATGTTGGATAAGCTTTTTCTATGTAAGCTTTGAGCTTTACGGAGTTGTTGTACAGCGTATGCAAATTTTTAAATTGCTCAACAAAATCGCTAACAAAAAAAGCTTGAACATCTTGAGCTAAGCTTTTAACCGAAGAAAAAATATTTGAAAACCCAAACATGGAATAAATGTTAATTTTGTTTTCTTTATAATGTTTCATCCAAGTAAACATATCTGCTGTTTTATGAAACTGGTATTGATAAAAGTAGATATTTTGTTCTACACAAAATTTTGCAATAAAATGTAATGATTTTTTTACTTCATCAAGTTGAGTATCCGGATCTGTTAAAAATAGTTGCTTTTTGTATGTGGTGTAAGCTTTTATTGCTCTCATAGTAGAGAAATAATCTAAGCCAAAATATTCAACATCAGGATAAAGCACATATGGAGCTTTAAAAAAAGTGTTTGGATCAATCTCAGAATGTTTTCTAAATAACGTAGAAATGCGTTTCAAATATTTTGCTTTTTCTGTATTAGCGATATCAGAAAAATCTTTTTTAAAGCGAAATGGTTTGTTTTTGATTGAACGAGATACAGCTAAATGTTTATTGTAAAGATGTTTTTCAAGATCTGTTAAGCTGTCCATGGGAAATATGTTTTATTGCTGACTTTGTTATCTTTGATTTTACTAAAGATGGATACAAATACAACAAAGATAATATGGCTTCTCTGAAACTATTTGATGATGTTATTTCTGTAAAAAATTCTTGATATTGTTTTGTATTTAAAAGACACAAAAACAAATTAATAGGATTTAATTTTTTGTTTTCTAATACAGAAATCAAAGAACCAGCTTTGAGAACACCCTCCATAAATTCCTTTGAACAAATTTGATCTAAAGGACTAATATCAGATCTTTCTAAATCAGCATATACATAACTTTGCATTCACTAGCTATTTAGCTAACTTTCTAAAGGCTTCAACAGCTTGGTGAATTCAATAAACTCTTCTGTTAAATTTCCTCCAGCAGCAGCTTCATGGCCTCCACCCGAAGCAATTTTTTGTACGAACTTAGATACATCAATAGTTTGGTTATTTGAACTTCTTCTTACTGCAATTCTTTTTTGATTCATTAAAACTGCTATAGCAACGTCAACTTGATATTGTTCGAAAAGATAATCACAACATTCTTGTACAAATTTATCACAAAATACTGCACCTACTGTTGCTAAAGATTCTTCGAAATTTACTTTTCCAGTAAAAATGTACGGAGGTCTGCTTTCTAAGTATTCTTTTTTGTGCTTTTTGTAGAGAGCAATTGTGTTTTGCTTAAATTTATCAAAGGGTTTAAACCCGTTATAGTAATCTTCAACAAATGAATCAAATTTGTTGCTCATACTATGGTATACAATATTAAGCTGCTCCGACAAAGGAGTAGCTTTTGTGTTAGAATCCCAATCATCAGCTAAAGCGATAAGAGTTTTTTGAGCTGGAGTTAATTGTTTTCCGCTTTCTTGTTTAAAGAAAGTATCATATAAAAGTTTAGCACATGAAGTCTCGTTGTAAATTCGTGTTTTTGCATGCTTGTATACATACAAGTTTGTTTTGTGATGATCTATAACTACTGCTTTTGTGTTTTCGTAATCTATAAGGTGACCAATTTTAGTAACATCCAAATCTAAAAAGTAAAGACGGTCATATTCCTTATCTAACTTTTCCCATTTAACATAGTCTTGTTCTAGTTTCATTGGTGTTGTAGCAACATAATCTAATTTGCGTCCATACAGCCAACACAAAACAAGATAAGAAACCACTCCATCTAAATCACTATGAGTAAAAACTGTAACCTTTTCTTTATTCATTGCTAAGAGTTTCTAAAACATTTTGAACTCCGTTAACTAAATTTTCTGTTGAGGGAGAATCTGATTCAAAATAGTCTACATTGGTTTCTTTCAAAGTCAACGTAGAGTAATTGCACCTAAAAGCAGCATGGCCGTGATTTGGTCCAAATCTGTTTTTTTGCATACCCATATTAATAATACCTAATTCTCTGTCTTCTTCTTCTTGCCATAACGAACAGATAACATCGCAAGTTGCAGCTAAACCAATGCTTTCTGAAATGCCTTCCATTCCTGGAGATGCTGTGTTGAAAGCTCCACGATTAAGCTGAGTTGCTGACACAAAAGGAATGTTATATTTAAATGATAATGCTCTTAAGTGTTCTGAAACTTCTTTAACCGATTCATATGAATTAAGATTTTTGGCTATTGGGTGAATTAAATTAATATAATCAATTACGACGATGTCTGGACAAAAGTTTTTATGTTTCAGCTTTGAAATAAAAGCATCTATTTGTCTGACTGTTATTGTTTTTGGAGGATATTCTTTAATAACTAATTTACTGCTAACTTGCTTTTGAATATGTTTAACTTGTTCTTGCAATTCGTTAGTGAATGTCTTTAAATCATTGTGAGGAATTTGTGTCATTTGAGCACTAATTCTCTTAGCATACATAAACTCCGACATCTCCAAAGAAATTAAAAGTACATTT